AAGTAGCAGGGTTATTGACCGACATTGGAACAGAAGAATTTGCTCAAAGAAGATGGAAGTGACTATTACATGTAAATAAGAAGTTTTGAGAAACTTGTATATGATTATATTACACGATTACCCGCCCTTTTTCAACTCTGGCAGCGACATTTCCGGAATAATCGAAGTCTACCTTTCCATCTTTCACATACCAAATACCATTGTTGTTTTTCGCCAGACCGGTATAATCAAAGTCAACTTTTCCGTCCTTCAGATACCACCAGCCATTCTGATTCTGTGCCAGACCGTTAAAAGTAAAATCCACTTTTCCATTCACGATCTTCCACCAACCGTTTTCGTTTTTGGCTACCGTATTGGAGTTGAAGTCAACTTTTCCGTTTACGATATGCCACCAGCCATTGTTGTTCTTTGCGACAGTATTCGCTGAGAAATCAACCTTGCCGTTTTTAACATACCACCAACCATTTTTATTCTGCGCCACCGTGGTGATGTTGGATGCGATTTTGCCGTTTTCGTAATAGTACCAATTGCCATCGGATGCTTTCTGGTCTGCCAGACCATCTTTTATTCCGTCTGAAATAGTTTTATTCATAATTCCCTCCGCTATCGCTTTTGCTACTTCCTTGTAGCCAACTTTCATGTACTGGTTATAATCGTCGCGATCATCAACAAAGCAGATTTCAATTAAGATAGCCGGTGCTTTAGTATGGTTAAGGACATACAGATCGCTTCTAATCACAATTCCGCTGCCGTGTCTTTTGAAACCAATTCCTTCCATTCTGGAAAGAATACGTTCTGCAACTGCTTTCTTTCCTTTGTTGTCAGCACTTATATGACATTCCACTCCGCCCTGCCGACCGTCTCCGGTATTATCATTTCTTCCAAAGTTCAGATGAAGCGAGAAATCAAAATCAACAGTATGCGCATTGCATTTTTTTACGATTTTCTCAAGCACGTCCCTCTGGTTCTTGCCGTTATCCTCCGTACAATCATATACGGTGTTACCGTACTGGCGCAGATAATTGATAAGTTCGCCCTTTACCAGTCTGTTTTCTCTTGACTCATCCAACAGACCTGATGCGCCACATGCAATCTTTCCCGCTGGGTTGTGACCAGCATGAACGTTATATGTTGCCATTATTATCATCCTCCTCATTCTCATCAATATTTACTGCATTTTCTGTATATCTTTTAATATTCTTCACAATCGGCATTAGGAATTTCGGAATACTTACTCCAATATCAATCATATTTTCCAGAATACTAATCAGTTCATTACAGATGATCCAGATTGCCACAAAACAGGCAACCAAAAATGTGATGTGCAGATCATATCCCAGCGCGCCAGATGCGTATTTTAATAGCTGGTCAATGATTGCTCCAACAACTACCAGAAGCCACATGGTCACTTTTTTCTGGATTCCGCGAATGCTCTTATAAGAGCTGATTTTCCCATCTGTCCGGTACTTCGCCGCCATGAGACCGGTTGCATAATCGATGATGTTGCATGCTACCATCAGGAGAACTGGAATGTACAGGACACCCAGAATTGATGACAGGAATGCCATAATCCCTGTGATAATTACTTTTGCTGTGTTTACATTGTTCATAAGCGTTTTTCCTTTCTATTTTTGCTCATAAAAAGAGCCGGCACCGAAGTGTCGACTCTGATTATCTTTATTCTGCTTCCTGATCTGGGTCTACTACATCCACCACTGGTTCTGCCGGCATATCAACCGGTTCTTGTTCGGGTTCAGGTTTCGATGCTTCCTGAACCAGACCTTCCAAATAAGATAAACATGTTCCCATGATTATTGTGCTTTTGCCTTTTGTCTCCACTCCTAACAAAGTGTTATAAAGGCGTTGTAATTTTTCTGTCATATTTTCTCCTTTACATTTGTGCCACAAGCATGTAATACCACCATATAGGTAGACCTTTATATGAATTCTGACACCAAAAATGTGCTTTAATTGCCGTAGATGAAATCGAATGGATTTTAAGTTCAACATTCTCCCAATTATAGTTATTCTCTACATAAGAATTTGCATATAAGATTGTCTTGATTGTGATAGGAAAATCGCACGTATATTCTCTACTGGCATACCCTTTTGCGGCTGCTGACGTTATATCGACTTTTGTTGTGGCGGTAGCTTTTACAAACAGCAGCACAATATCGTTTGATAGCCTCAGACAGGTCCATCTAACTGTATTGTTATCCCAATGATTAGCCTGCTTGAATGTTGCAGCAACATCTCTATGATATATCTTGCCACCATTAGCTACCGGCATCCATGTACTTGTATTATCAGCAGTTCCAAACGTTGACCAGTCGTAACCATGTTGGCTTTTGAAAGTGTCCCAGTCAGTACCGTTTAAAAGTAAATTTTCACTGGCGCTTATTTCTAATTCACCGCCATTACATTTAACGCTTGAAGCGCCTCCACCACCACTGGAAGATTGTATTCCGGATTCTGTAGCCGAACAAGATACACTAGCATAATTTCGCCCAAGATGAGCATTCATACTGATTATTCCATCATCTGCAGTAAGCCAATACGAACTATTCCATATGTCTTCCTCACCTTGCGGAGCATCATAATGACCAACAATTATACTTGTTGCTTCTACATTTCCGCTAAATGTGCCAGTGGCTCCATCGATTGTTCCCTTGAAGACACTATCGCCTTCGATTGTTAAATGCGTTGCCGTTATTTTTTGTGCGAAGAGATCGTCCACATCTATTTTTTCTGCAGTTACCGCATTTGCTGCCAATTGCTTTGTACCGATGGTTTCTGCATAGATTTTGCTACCTTCGATGTAAGTAGTATCATTTTTGCAAGCCCATTGTGCCGCTAACGACATGGCCGAATCAGCGGTCATAACCCATGCAGAACCGTTGTACACAAACTGAACTGTCGACTTTGCTACCCAATAATATATTCTTGATAGCGCGGCGCCAAATGCATAAATTGGTTTTGCACCGGTGGAGTTTACATTCAGCGTTGGGCTTGTAGCGGTATTTGATTCGTTAAACGTTACAGAAACCGTAGCACCGACGTATAAAGAAAATGATGTAGGTGGCGTAATGGTTGCGGTTTTGGTCGCTATATCAGACGCGGTTAGACATTTAGCAAACAACTGTTTTCCGTCTTTTCCAGTATCACCTTTTTCTCCAGTCTTGGCTATTGCGAATGAAAACTTCTTATTAATAACTAAACCGTCAACTGATATCGGAACGGTTGCTTCACATGCCACTTTAATAACCGCAGTTGTTTTGAACGTAATTATTGGAGATAAAGAATTGTTATTTTCCACTGAAGCTGATATACCTGTCGGGCACACAATGTCTTCAGATGAGACGCTTATCTTACAAGGCACATCACCACAATATGCAACAATATCAGTCGAACATGTAGAGCCAGCAGGTGCGCCTTCGGAATTACCTTGGAATGTATAGGCTTCGCTTGTCAGCATTACTGAATATGCATCTGTCACATCAATTAACGTTGTCTGTGCAGAGCCTTTAATTGCCATGATTACCCCTCCAAATTGCATGTGTATACAGCAACACTATCAACATCATCCGCCGAAATTGTCAGGGTTTTAGACGTTGCTGCTGCTGTGTTGCTTCCCGCTTTATACCATTTGATGGATCCTAGAGAACCGCAAACGCCAGCATCGGTAATACTCTGTTCTACTCCGCCCTTAAATACATGCGCGGTCAGGACAGTTGAACCATTATTGTTTTTGAACGTTGTTCCGTTACTTGCTGTGACTGTTACCACAATAGCGTCCTTTCCAGCGGCTCCTGGCGCTCCCGTTGCACCATGAGTACCAATAATAGCAGGGGTTGTCTTTTCTGTTGTATTATCGGTATATGTGATCAACTGGTAGCACCAAATATATTTATTTGTCACTGTTGTTACTGTCGGTGTTGTAGCCCAACCGGACGTATCTGTCTTGACTCCTGTTCCTGCCGAAGTTGTGAGATAATAATTCGTTACAGATTTAATGCCTTTGCCTGTTGCGCCGGTATTACCTGTCGCACCGTGTGTTCCAATAATAACAGGGGTTGTTGCGGTAGGATTTCCGCTTGAGTATGTAATGGACTGATAGCACCAAAGATATTTCTTAGTGGTGTCTGTCGTTTGCATTGTAGTAGTCCAACCAGATGTCGCGGTTGTAACTCCTGTTGCTGCTGATGTTGCCAAATAGTAGTTTGTAACACCGGTGATGCTTCTACCAGCTTCTCCTTTTGCTCCCGTAGCGCCTGTCTTTGCTACTGCAAAAGAAAATTTCTTATTAATTGTGATACCGTCGACAGTCACTGGAATGGTTGCCTCACAGGACGAGGTGATAACTGCTGTTGTCGTAAATGTGATTGTCGGCGATGCTGTTCCACTATCGGTAACTGCCGCTGTGATGCCAGTAGGGCAAATGATAGATTTCGCATCTACAACTACTACAGGACACTGATTCTGTCCGCAATATGCGACTGCCTGCGTTGCACATTTCTGACCGGCTGATGCACCAGATGTTGTGCCAGGAAATGTATAAGCCTCTGATGTTAATATAATACTATAAGCGTCAGTTACATCAATGATAGTTGCCTGACCGGTTGCTCTAATTGCCATTTTGATTTTTCTCCTTTTCTTCTACGATCAAGTCACAAGCGTATACACCTTTTGTGTCTATATCGTTTGGACTGATTTTAAATTTGAAACCGCCTTCCGCGATCCGTTGATCTTCTGGAGCAAGCGTTAAATAATCATCAGAATCATTTAACTGATATCTCCATTGTAAAAAAGCACCCTCGCCAAATACTAATGCTAATGTTTCGCTATCAGTAATTCGCTGTGTGCCGCGTATAATTGTTACAGATAATATTGTTGATACATTCGTATTCTTGAAAACGTTTCCTTTTGACGATGTAACATACAATGAAGTGGTAACCTCGTCTGCTATTTCATCCATACGATCTTGCATGCTGCTAATCACATCTTCGATGTTTCTTCCAGAGCTAAATGTTATGCTATTTGCAGATATTGCAAGTTTCCAAGAACCATCAGTGTCTTTGAAATACATAATGTAATTCTGGCCATCGCCGAATGACACTTGTCCGTCTTTTCCAAGATAGATACCGCGTGTCCCATTTGTCGCCGATGCCTTTGCTCCGGAATACAATGCTGAATCAGTTATACTAAATCCAGCAATAGTCGCATCGAATGCCACCAAATCATTCACAGAAATCTTTTCGGCGGTAATAGACTTTGCTTGTATAAGGCTTCCTTTTAAAGAATTATAATCTGTCTGCTCTTTTTCAACAGTTGATCCGTCAGTGTTTAGCTTATAATAAAGACCATCGTCGCCTTTGATTACCAATTTATCCGCCACAATTGTGTTTCCCTCAATGAGGTCTCCCTTAATTGTAACGCCAACCAGTTCACCAGTGATTGTCTGATCTCCAACCGTAACATCCTTGATCAGACCGGACTGCGCATAGAAATACTCCATGGCAGCCTTACCAATGTTTGTAAAGTCAATATTGGCATAGCGGAAATCTGCATCTGTAGCACTCAGCTTGTTGGCTTTCAGATCTACGATATCTGCAGTCTGAGCTTTCAATGTTTCTGTGGTTGTATCTTTGAATGATGCGTAATCGCCGCTGATGTTGGTGATCGTGGCATCGGTGGCTTTCAGACTCTCAATGGTCGCATAGGTCAGATTGGCATCTTCTGCACTGAGTTTTTCTGCATCTAGTTTTTTAATGCTTGCGTCCTGGGCAGTCAGTTTTCCGTCAATCTCTGCATCTTTGGCTACTAAGCTGTTGATAGATGCTTCATTGGCCGTCAGTTTGCTGTTGATGGTGGCGTTATTGGTTTCAAGCGTAGCAATTCGTGCAACCTGTGCTTCAAGTTCTTCGGTACTTACTTTGCCGGCTACTACATTCTCCAGATTCGACACTTTATTTGTTACATTGGTAACATTTTTATTTGTCTCTTCCAGATTATCTTTTGTAGCATATTTATTATCTGCAGCTCCAACTGCAGCCTCAAGCATATATACTCTTTCCAGAATCTCCGGATCTAACTCCGACTGCAACTCTCTGACATTTCCAACTGTGGTCTTGTTGTTGGATGGATCTGTAAAGCTGATGGACTGTTCCACAACCCTGACACTCAAATACAATTCTGGATTGTATTCTTCATCACAAACCACTACCGTATCTCCAATTCCAAGATCAAAATAACCTTTGACATCATAGCTTACCTGTGGAACACAATCTTTTTTTAACTGTGCCAGTGCCTGACCATATAGCATATTTACATTTTCTGTTTCATAGCTCCAATTCCTCAAAATGTAGCCATCATTACGTTTTCCCATGATATTGGACGGAAAGCGATCACGGGCTTGCACGGCACGTATAATCCCATCATGATCAAGCAGTACATATTCCTGCTCACCATTTTCATCAACTTCAATTTTGGACATTCCTACCAATGTGAGTCCGTCTTTTCCAATCGGCTTGATGGATGTATACAGTTCTGTCACATCTGATGTTTTTGTGATACCTTCCACCTCTACACCATACCGTAAAATCTTATCTACACGGTTTGCACCGATTCCCTGATACTGTTCAGAATGTTCTCTATAAACGTTCAAAATCAGGGAATTCAGAGAATAATCCATATTTAATTGCGGTAATATCTCAATCTCCGCGCTAAATACATTGGCCAATGAAAAAAGACGTGCCAAGATTGTGTTCGTTCCCGTCCACTCATGTTTAATAGATTTATCCGATACCTCATTAATGCCAAGCGTCAATGTTTTTTCATAATCAAACGCATCTATATATTCTGCAAATGTCATTGCATTTGCCGCCGTATATTCACTGGAATATTCATTAAGGAGTTCAAATATTAATGCAAATGCTTCTACCTCAACCACATCTTCATCCCGCACACTGCTTACAATATTGAAATAATAATCCCGCATCTTATAACGGAAGGATATTTTATTGCCAACGATCAGATAGATAGAATCTTCATGTGTTGCATCTGCTTTAAATGAAAATGTATTCGTCGATCCGCTAAGATATCTATGCAATTCATCATCCCAGTAATGCAGACCATCCACTGCCTCATTATCCATAAAGGCGCAGACCTTATCCATATTACTTAAGATTGCAATTCTTACATTCTCCATTTATAAGTACGCCTCCCTAATCTTTGCTGTAATCGTCGGTGCTGGATTCGAAAAATTAGAATAATAAAACTCCACCTTGGTTTCCCCTGGCGGAGCTTTAAAATACTTTGAACCAACTGTCTCATCATTTAAACTTGGAATACCATTCACATACATCTTTGCGGCGGGACCATTCACCG